CTTTTCAGGCGGGGCCGTCTCCGTTGCAGGGGCTTCTGCTCCTGGTTGTTCAGAGGTTGTTTCCTCTGATGTAATTTCTATTGTATCCACTTGACACTCCTTGCAGGTACTACTCTGCTATTTCATTTTTTACTGCTTCAGCAGCAGCTGGGGTAACTACATCCATTGCTTTCTCAGCCATCATAGCTTCTTGTTGTTGTGCCATCATAGCTTCTTGCTCCGCCTGTAGTTCGTCTGGGTTTTTAATTAAACCTTCAACGTCTATACCCAATCCAGTGGCAATACGAGTTACAAGGTCTTGTGTATTGAGTGCTTGCGCAATTTGAGGATTGACTTGCGCGACGTTCATTATCTCCATCACAAATTCTCTTAATTTTTGTAAATCGTTGCCTCTACCTAAAGCTTCAATACCAGTAATAATCACTGGTTCTACAGAACCTTTTGGTAATGTTGGTATTTCTTTAGCTTGTTGCATACGTTTCATCAACACATTAACTAAAGGTAATTGAAATTCTTGTGATAATAAAGAATACACACCACCCATAGAAGTTTCTAATTGTTGTGCCATGTATCTAATTTCTTGTGCAGTCACTCTTTCTGCTTCTCGTTGTATTGCTGTGTGTAATAGAAAAGCAAAAGATAATCTGTCTTCTAATTTCGTTATACTTCGTTCTACAATTTGTAAATCATATTGTTTTTCTGATTGTAAACAAGTAACATCTTCACGAGTACCCGTAATAATATCACCGTTACGTGTTTGTGCTAAATCACTTTTCCTAGTTACTGAATTAGGTTTAACCATAAAGACAACTTTACTAGAAGCTGCTGCACTTTCGACTAAAGATTGTGACAAACCTTCTAAAGATTTTAAATCACCTAAAAATTCTTCAACATAACTACGTCCATAATCTTCGTTGTCTACTCTAATCATTCTTAAAGCCATGTATGGAAAATTATTTTTAGTATATGTTCCAATGGAATTTTGTAATTTTACACCTTTGACTTCTTGACATACATAATATTTTTCATCTGGCAACTTGTAAATGTGTGTAAAAATATCTAAACTTTCATCGTCTTTATACTGGCCTTCCAATTCAGCTCTAGTATCATCATCTAAAGATAATGGACTTATGTTTTCTTTAATTACTATTTCTAACAATGTACCACTAGAATCACGGGTACACACATATTGAGTCAACGGGTACACTCGCATGTTACCCTCTTTAGGTAGGTACAATAAAACGTTGCCAGCGACAATCAAATGTTTTAATGCTTCAAAAGTAGAAACACGCAATGCAAGACGTTCAATCTTGTGTGCTATTTCCCGTTCCATTTTTCCCAAAGCTTCTTCAACAGATGCTTTCATTTCTTTTTGCTGGTCTAATTCTTCTTTTGCTTTTCCGCTTATACTGAATCTAAAGAATGGTGAATTAGGTGGTAGCAATAATAATAACAATTTAGATGCTAAGTTGTTAACACCTCTTGCACCAACTGATTGAAATGGGGTGTATAATTCAGAGCTATCACTAAAACTTTCATCTGGCACTAACGAAGGAATAGTAAGTTCTGAACAATCGCGTGCCCTGTCAAGAAAATGAAATCTGTCTGCAGAAAGTTTTTCATATCGCTGTTTAGCTGTTGTATCCTTTTGTGTATCCATTAAGGTATGTTCACTCCT